CCAGGCCTCGATCCAGGCGTCATACGTCGGCAACGCCACGAGCTCGCCTTCGCGCATGACCTCGACCGTGCCCGTCTCCACCACGAAGCCCAGCGCGGTCAAGTCCTGTGCGCCGGAGAGATCGCCGCCGACGCTCACCTTCTTGCCGGCGTGCTCACGCGGGTCGAAGTCGGCCAGCACCATCTCGAGCGCCGCGCGGCCCATCCAGGCTTCTTCGGCGTCCGTCCACAAACAAAAGTGCAATCGCAGGATCCCGTTCAACTTGCCCGGAATCGACTTGGCCTGCCGCACGACGCCTGCGAGGTAGTCGTGTTTGATAGTCACCCCGAGCAGCGGGTTGGCTTTCGGCCAACAGGACGGGTCCTCGAGAGGATCGTCATCCTTATCGAGCGCGCAGACATAGCTGAGCGCCTCATCGTCGATGACCTCGCCGACGTACGTGAAGGTGTCATCCGGCGTCATCGTGCCGGCGGCCACCCGCACGGCGTGCTGATGCTCCTGCCAGCAGACCGTATTGCGATCAGAGCCGGAATTGGTCGCCATCACGAGTAGCGGCTGCGTGCGCGACTTGAACCCGCGCTCGAGCAGCTCGATCGTCGTGGCGTTGCGGTGCTCGTGCACCTCGTCGCACAGCGCACAGGACGGTCGCGGGCCCGACTGACCGTCATCGCTCGAGATCGGGCGAAAGAAGGACCCGCTCTTGAAGTCCGCCAGATTCCACACCGGCGTACCACCGGACTTCTTCAGTCGCGCGGCGAGGGCTGGCGACTGATCGACCATCGCCACGGCATCCCTGAAAAGGACCATTGCCTGGTCTTTCTTGGATCCTGCCGCGTAGACCTCTGCTCGGGGCTCAGCATCGGCAACCATGCAGTACAGACCAATGCCCGCGAGCATCGGTGATTTACCGTTACCCTTACCTTCCTCGTCGTAGAAGCGCCGGAACCGCCGTGTCCCGTCCGCCCGCTTCCAGCCGAAGAGCGCGCCCACCCGAAAAGCCTGGGAGGGATCCAGGTTGAACGGCACGCCTTCGAACTGTCCACCGTTCAAACGCAGGACGTCCGGGAAGAACCCCATCGCCCGCTGCGCCGCCGCCAGGTCCCATCGCAGCCCGCGCTTCGGCCCCTCCTTCAGGTCCGCCAGATGCCGCCGGCATGCGTTACGAACGTGGGGACCGGCAACGATCTTTCCTGCTACAACCGCCTTCGCGTAGGCGGTCACCAGGTCGGTCGGCGGCCCCTTAGGTGAGGTACTTTTCCGCGGGGTCTTTTTTCGCGCCATCGCCCTTGTCCGGTGGCGCTACCCGCCTGCCTTTGGCCTGCGGATCGTTCAGCGCCATGCGAGCGCGTGAACTCAGGCCGAGGCCGAGTTCGCTGGCGAGTGAGCGATGCTCGCGACGGTCGGATGCCGTGAACTTCGCCCGCTTGCGTTTGCTCTCGAAGTCGGCCTCGCGGTCGCACCATGCTGCTAGCAGGTAGCTATCTGGGCGACTGAGCCAGTAGGCGAAGCCGAGCACCTCCTCCCACAACTCGGCGCCGCGACCGATGAGCCATGTTGGTTTCACGGGCGCTTCGGTTACGGTCGGCTCGGTCTCTGGAACGGCGCGGTGACCCGGATTGCCGGTGACGAGCTTGAGAAAGGCGGGCTTCGGCCGCTGACCACGTACGCCCATAGAACTTTAAGCCCTTGAATTCCCTATGCGCGAAAGTGCATGCCGTTGCACCACACGCTTCGCGACCAGAAACGCGTTGGGAACGTTAAACCGCCATACCCATCAATGACTTATGATGCGCAGCGAACAGCGACGGGTGGCCCAACACCCGCATACCCTTCGCTCTGTTGCACTTGCTGTGAGCGCACGCTGTGTTGGCGTACGTGTGCGCGCCACCCTTGGCCAATGGCACGACGTGGTCCAGCTCAGGGGCAAGTGGATGTCTCGTTCCCATTAGCTCACGACGAGTCTTGACGCCGCACAAATGGCACATCCAGCCGTCACGCCTAAACACCACAAGGCGGTCAACGCTCTCCAACTGGCAGCCCTTCAGTCGTGCTCTGCGCCGAGCCGCCGCTATTGGCTTGTTGTGGGCAATGGTGCAAGCCGCTGAGCAGAAAATGCGTTGACTTCCGCGCCGACCTAGCGTGACTCTGAACTCCGCTCCACAGCGGCGGCAACATCGGCTGACCACCCGAATCTGCGCGGCACGATGTTCCTGTTGACAGGACTCCGAGCACATTCGTCGGCGATAGTGCGCAGCAAACGCCCTTCCGCAATGAGCGCAGTGCGAGAAATGCACTCGTGAGAACTGCGGCCGACTTACTCTTCTACGACGACTACCCTCACGCTGGCGCGCTTTGCGCGTAGCTCGTTTGGTAGCAAGCTGCTCCGGCGATAGCCTGCTCTCATCTTTTCCAGAGCAATGACGCGAGCAGAAGCGCATGCGCTTACCTGTTCGCCACATTGGAAAAACGTTTTCACACGCCTCGCAAGTTGCTTCCCGGGGCCACGAGCCGAGAATGTAATGTCCTTCTTGATATGCAACTCGAATTGCGCGCGTCCGCAAAAGCTCGCGCGCTTTCATGCGACTTCGTTGCTCTTTGCTATAAACACGCTTTCGCGTATTTTGGATGTCAGCCATTTCGGTGCTGCTCCTAACAGTGCCAATGGTTAGAGCCGGGCTGGCGCTAGTAACGCCGGCCCGGTTCGCTTTTGAAATTCGAGGATCCGCGCTACTTGTTGTGCGCTGGACTCAATGGCCATCCATTGGCATCGCAACCACGGACAACAAACTTGCCGTTGTTTCGCCGAGTAGCGTTGCTTCCTCGGCGTGTTTCCTTGACCTGTGCATCATGCGACAAGCAGAGACTTCGCAAATTTTCTATCCTGTCAGCATCACAAGGATGCGGAACCGGAGGTCGCGTCTCTATGTGATCGACCTTTGCAGCGCGCTGACCGCAGGCGACGCATCGATGTTCGTCAATCGCAAGTCGCGCTGCGCGAAGCGCTTGCCAGTGCGCCGACTTGTAGTAAGGATTGACCCAGGACATCTCAATCAATCGTCACGACAAGCTCAATCGGATACGTCGCGCCCGATGCCATCGTGATCAGCACCAGAATCGTGTATTTCTTGCCCGTCGTTCCGCCACCGACAAAAGCGCTGACCGTCAGGCTCGTATGCGTCTGCCCACTGATGGTCAGCGTGCCATCCGGCGGCGATACCTGTGTCCAAGTGACCGATTGAATGACGTCCTGGCCGACTGCGGGCGGCACAACGCCCGTCCAGTTGAGCGCTGCGTCTGGAACGAACGCGCCGGCTGGCGTTGGCCAGGTCGGCTCGTCCGGTCCGGTTTGGCCGGGAGTGGCGCCATTCTGGTACAGCAAGCCCGTCTCGTTGCCGTTGCTCGGTCGCACCAACTGATTGGCGACGATAGAGACGCTCGGCGCCCACGCAATCACTGAGATCAGGCTGACATCGAACTCGTACGGGATGTTGGCGCCCGCAAACTGACAGGTCGATACAGTCTGACAAGGCATTGGCGGACCTTAGCTTAACTGACGATGCGAACGGTGTAGGGCGAGAGCACGATGCGTTGCGGATAGTCGGCCAACATGAAACGAATCGTCGGGATCGTCGGAAACGCGGCCATTCCGGCCGTCTGAGTCCATTTGTAGGCAACACCCCGTACCGTGACATCCGTGAAGGGTGGCGCCGCCGCAAACGAGCGCACCGTGGGACCTTGATAGCCCACCGAGGCGCGAGTCGTGACTGCGGGCGGCGTGAGATCGATCTGCTGCGGCCAGGCCGTCACAAAGGGACGAACGACGCCAATAGATCCGGCCTGCGCGGCTCGAGTCTGTGCCGCCAGCACGTCCAGGGGCTGCGGCGCCGCAAACTGATACGTGACCGCCAGCGACGAACCGACGAGCGGCGCCGAATAGTCCGGTTGCGGCGTCTCCGGCGTGAGACGTCCCGACACAACCTGGTAAGACCCGATGATCGGCAGTGCGCCACCGGCTGCCGAGCCAAACTTCTGTGCCGAGGGCGGCGTCGGATCAACGGGCGACGAGCTCGTGACCACCATCGGCGGAACGGGCCCAATGCCAGGCACCGTGCCAACGCGTGTGATCGTGAAAGTGGCCGCGAAGCCCGGCGGGGCTTGCTCTCTCGGGCCAGCCGCAAACTGGCGGATCGTCGGGCCCTGCGGATTGAACAGGGCATCAATGACGTAGCCCTGGATGACATCCAGCGGCTGCGGCGCGGCCCACTGCCCGAGCTGAACCGGACCGATCGCGGCTGCGGCGATACGGAACGTCTGCGGCGCGACCGAATTCGGCTCGAAGGGCAGCGGCGCGGCCACGACATAGTCGCCGATGATCGGAACCGCGCCGCCTTTGGCGGAGGCGTTCGGATCAAACGGTGCAATCGCATCGAGCGGTTGAGGTGCGGCGAGCTGCATCCGCAAGGGCGCCGATGCCGGAGCCGGCGTGCCGGCCGTCGCCGTGAACGACTGCGGGGCCAATGCCCATAGATCTCCCGGCGCTCCATCCTGGTACGCCATGAGCGCACCCTGCGGATTGAACATCGGCGTCTCGATCCAACCTTGGATCGAATCCATGGGAACCGGGGCCGCCCATTGAGCGGGCGGGACCGGTCCGAATCGCAGCGACGCTACGCTTGCGACAATCTGCGGCGCGGGGACGCTGGGATCGCCTAAGAACGGCGTTACATAGGAGCGTACCGTCGAACGCAGCGGGCCCGGTTGCGGCGCATCCAGCACCGGTTGGATCGAATCCAGTGGTCCAGGCCCTGCCCACTGAATCGCGCCCAGAATGCCGGCTGGACCCGCAGCAATCCGGAACGACTGCGCTGGAATATTGGCCGGGTCGAACGGCCATGGCGAGGCGTATGAGTACGCCGCAATGCGCGGCAGAAAGCCGCCCGTGGCGGATGCATTGCGCTCGACCGGCGCGATTACATTCGGATCAAATGGGGCGCTCGCCGTCGCGGTGAATGCCCCGATCCGCGGCACAGCGCCGCCTGTGGCCGGCGCATTCGGATCCCAGGGCGCCGGGACGTTCGGATCGAACGGCGCAGGCCCGGCGATGACATAAGCGCCGAGGCGCGGTACAACACCACCGGCCGCCGACTTCCACTGCTGGCTCTTGCGCGCCTCTGCTGTGATGAGTGCAGCGGCGTGAGTACCGAAGGTGTACTCAGACTGAAGCGCGGGACCTAACGGCGCGGCCGCAATACCGAACGTCAGCGCTGCGCCGATCAGCAGCCCGGTGAGCGGCTGGGGCGCAGCGTTGACGTAAGGTGGGACCGGGCCGATCGTCACGGCGTTTTACTGCGTGGCTTTACGGCTCGGGATGAGCAGTGAAAGACACGCTGCCCGACACGCTCACCGTGACCTGACATTCAGGAACGGCATGCGTGTCGATGTAGGTGGCGAGCACGCCGGCCACCTTGCGCTGATCCGATTGATCCTCGCGCAACTCCTTGATGACGTCTTCCTTCTTGCCTGATTTGGAGATGGAGATGTTCATGTCAATAGATCCTCTCAGTTGCGTATCTTCACGCCATTGGCGTCTTTTCGCTTGTGCTGGTGCGGCGGGATCTTCGGCATCATCCCTGGGAACTCATTCTTGTCGAACTGCTTGAGACGATTGCAGTTGCAGCACAGCACTTGATACTTCAGCAATGCCGCCGCGCGATACACCGGATCGCGAAGTGCGATCTTGAACGTCCAGGGATTGTTGCTCTTGCCTGGGACCTTTTCGTCAGTGCGCCCATCCGAGTTGATGTGATCAACGCAAAGGGCGCGCCAATCATCGAATCCGCATCGAACGCAGCGCTGTCCACCGAGGTGGTCTAGGATCTCCTTGCGCACATCGAAACGATGCTCGCGCTGCATTTCCCTGAAGTCGTCGCGATTCTCCACGACCCACTTTTGGTGATGACGAGCCATGATGGCTGCGAATCTCTCGGGATTCGCAGCCCGCCATGCACGAGCCTGAGAGGCCTTCAACGCTCGATCTTCCGGTGTCATGAGCGCTCGACGCGCCTTTGCTGTCACAGATTCGCGCGCCCTTTGCTCAGGCGTTCGAGGGCCTTTTCTCGGCATACAAACACTCCGTCATTAATGGAGTGTTAGTGTAGTGGATTACATTCCCTACTAACAGTGTTTGAGTGAACCTACTATTCCTCCCACACTCAGGTGGGAAGAGTAGCTATTCTTCCCAGGCCAGACCAAAACTTGTATTAGCGCTCGCGCCCACAACGTTGCCGCAAGCGATTTGCGAGTATGCCGTCCCCAATGCCCCGCCGCTGATGCGCCACTCGCCACCGTACGGCAACACAATGGTTCCACCACCGCCCTGGCTGTTCCAGTCCACTTGGAAGAGTCCAGCCGGGGACGCTGCGCCCGTCGGCGTCGTCGTGTACGTGTTATAGCTGGAATTCGGCGTAATGCCGGGCGAGGTCGACGTGATCGTGAGCGCCGTCGGCGTCGCAGGCGTATTGCTCACGCGCGCCCAGCGCGTGGAGTACGAAATCAGCGAGGTGTCCGAGCCACCCCAGTTGAACATCTTCACGGAGGCGATGTCACCGACCGTGAGCAGCGTGAGTGCGCCGTTATTCAATGCCGTGGCGCTGGCCGTGCCGGCAGTGCCGCGTTGCGCGACAGAAAATTGAGCCATGTGCGTGGTCCTCTTACGGGGTAATGATGAGCTTCGGAATGAAAGCGGGCGGCGGCGCATCGAGCCCCGCGACCTTCATGAATTGTTGGCGCTTCAATTGCGCGCCGGTGAACGCTTCGAGCTTCTTCAGGAACGGAACGCAGCCGTACAACTTATTTTCGAGCACGCATGCCGGATTGTTGTTGCCGCAGATCGGCGCGTTGCACTTGTTGCACCAGGCGCCATCGTCCCGCCACTGTTGCATGCGGATAATGCGCTGACAATGAGGGCAGGTTCGAATGTCCGCTTCGTCGGGGCGGCTCAGGTTCACGCCATTGATGAGATAACCGGCGCCGCGCGTGTGCGGCGTGCCGATATGGAAGGTCATCGCGGATGATCCTCGCGCGGGTCGTAGTCTTTGAGAATCGGCTTCTGCGCATCCATCAATTGATCACGCAATGCCTGCAGGACCTCGATTGCATCGGCCACGTTGCGCTTACCGAGCAGATCAAGCGCGCGGCCAAGCGTCGCGATGTCGTCCTCGCGGTGGACGTACTTCAATGTTTGGGTGACTTGATGAGTTGGCATTAGGGCATTATGTAGAGTTGACGGGGCACCGGCCCTGGCGTGGACGTGCCGCTCGCACCGATCCGCAGCACCGCCAGGAACGCCATGTGATGGTCTGCGCACTGCGTCGTGAAATTCATCCCGTAAGCAGAGCCTGGAGAAGTCACCGCCGCATCTTGCATACGCAGGATGGCGGTGGAGATGTTCCACTTCCACAACACACCATCATCAGTGTTGCCGGAGCCCGCCAGGGGGTTGTAAGGCCCGGCGCTGTCGTTGTTATCATCCAATCCGAACGAGATCGCCGCGCCCGCGCCGGACCAGGGCGCTATGGTTCCGGTGGACAGCGTCGCGCCGGAGGTAAAAGCATTCTGGTTCGCAACGTGGCCAATCAGGCCGCTTGCCCCGGTTACTTCTACAATCGTGGCGGCCGTGTAGTCCTCACCGGGGGACGTATTGACAAACTTGACAAATCCGCCCACGACGATTGGATTACCGACAGTCGGGGTCTGGCCGCCACTGAAGTTGAGTACGTTTCCGGTGTTGGAGGTAACCGTTCCGCCCGCTCCAGTTCCATACTCGGTACAGGTTGCCCCCGCCGTGGACCATTGGTTGGTGGTCCAACCGGGACTCGTCCCGTCGAAGTTCGTGACGGTCGCTTGTCCTGCCGCGCTCGGGATGTAGGCAAAAATAACATCCAACCCGTCTGTCACGGCGCCTGGAGCGCTGCGGCAGTTCAGATGCTCGAGCGTCGTCCAGTCGCCATTCACCGGATCGGTGAACTTGACCGCCGTCGTGCCGGCGAAATTGGCGGTGCCTCCAATCGCTAAGAGGTAGTTACCTGCTTGGAAGCCGAGGCTGGAGGCAATGCACAAATGGCCTTGGCCGCCGGTATCCCCCGCACCGCCGAGGTTGCCTATGTTGCTGGGGGCGGGATCGCAAGTAACCGTCTGTACTATGCTCACTGAAAGCCGATCGCATCCAACTCCCAGCTATCCGCCGAGCCGGTGTGCGTGGCCATTACGATCTTGTAGAGCGTCGCGTCCCCCAGCACGCCGAGATCTTTCAGCGGAATCTTGTAGCTTCCCCATTTACCGGCCACCGCGGCAGGACCGTAGGACCCTCCCGTCGCGGTGATCAGTTCTATGCCGGGTAGCGGCGCATCGCCTACCCGCTCCGCATGGATGCCGAAGGTGTCGCCCGTCATCGAGGGCTTCAGACTCAGCAACAGATAGGTGTAGCCAGGGTTTGGCAGCCGATAGTTCTGCGCCCAGTACGGGATGAAATAGCCCCACGGGACGCTGGACGTGATCAGGATGTCCTTCGTGCCGCCGTTGTAGCCGGCCGTGGTGGCATGCTGATAGTCGGTCGCTTCGCCTGAGCCGGTGAAGTCGCCGGCCAGCGTTTTGGCACCGTTCAGGTACATCCAGGTCACGCCGGTAGGTACCGGAGTGGGCGTTGGGGTCGGGGTGGGCGTCGGAACGGGCGTTGGAGTCGGCAAAGGCGCGGGCAGCGTGATTCGCACGCCCTGGCACGTGACGACGGCGGTGCAACTCTGTGGCGGCACGGTGATCGTCTGCGCAACCGCAGTGGCGCTGAGCAACGTGAGGATGAGGGTCAGAAGGGTGCGCATGTATCAGCTCCGCGTAAATCCAATGTCATCATCGATCGCCATCAAGCCCCCGCCGGCACGCTGTTGCTACGAACCGAGGCGATGTCATCGTAATAGGTCGTCAGTCCCTGGTTGCTGCTGCCGATGACTTTGTACTGACCCTTGTAGAAGTTGGTCCCGTAGGCCTTGCCATCGGTGAAGGTGGCCGCATTGGAGGTCGCTGCGCCCGCATTCTTCAGCACCGTGTAGGTGCCGTTGCCATTCTGGCCGCCGGAGTTGTTGCTGATGTAGGTGCCGGCATCGACACCCGTCCCAGTGAGGAACAAACCTGAGTCAAACCCCGGTCCGGTAAAGCTCGTTACGGTGAGAATTCCACTGGTGATCGATCCCGTGAAGGTCGTCATTCCCCCTAAGGGAGTGGTGAACTGCAACACCGACAGCGGCGGAACGTAGGTTTGCCATGTGTTGGCCACGGCCACCGGGCCGTACGACAACATGGCTGAGCTTGAAATATTACTGAGCGGGGGTCCCGGAAGATCGCCCGTCGGACAGCGGTGATGGATGCCGAACTCAGTCGCCTGACCATTCACGGCCGGCCGCTGCTTCCAACTGGCGTAGTTGAACGCGCCTATCTCCGCCCCGTAGATGAAGCTCGCGGGG